ACTATACTTGATACTTCATGTGCTAAAAATCCATCTTGTAAAGTATTTGTATCATCTACAATCCAATTAAATCTTGCAGGTTTTAATTGTTTTAATCTTGTTGTTGCGTCAAAAGTGTAATCTACATTTTCTTTAAGACGATAATCTGATGAAGTGTTAAAAGAAGTACTAGAATTATTTGCAACAATAGAGCCTACTCTACCACTTGGTTTTTCTATTCTCATCACATCTTGTTCGGAAGTAGATGAACTGCCAGAAACTATAATTTGTCCAAGCACAGCAAAACCTTTTGTACCTCCAGAAGGATTAGCAGTACAATGAACAAAGAAGTTATCATCGCCTCCTGCACTATTAAATCTAGCAACTTCTGTACCACTAGCATGAAATCTTAAATTATTTCCATCATGTTCGTATATAACCGCACCTGCATCAGAATCATCACTATCTCCAAAAGCAATTTTACCATTTGCAGTTGTGCTACCTAAAATTGTTAAACCACCTGCGGCACTGTTTTCTAATACTAATTCATCAGAATCTGTTCCTGCTGTAGCACTAGTGTCTGCTGTTTTAACATGTAATAATCCTTGGTCTGGGTCAGCACCTATACCTACTCTATCTCCACCACCATTAACAAAAAGTGCATTAGCGTTACCGTTAGTTTCTACTCTAAAGTCTACATCATCTGAATCCTCATTGATAACAACTGCTGTATCAGTGATTGTGAGCTGATCATCATTGGATGATGATTGATCATCAATACCCGCCAAAGATGCTACACTCGCAAATGACAAAGTTCCAGAGCCATCAGTTTTAATAAATTGACCACTAGAACCATCAGAAAGATTTAATTGAGTAACACCAACTGAATTATCAGCAGGTGTAATTGTGCCACCAACTGCACCAGATATCTCCACGATGAAGATACTAGCACCACTTGCAGGTGCTGTGCTAAATGTAATTGATGCGCCACCACTTGCTAAAGTATAATCCGTGCCGGGTTTTTGAATAACACCGTCATGTGAAACTAAGAGCTGTGCCGCGGCACCAACTTGTGTGCCTAAACTAAATGTAACATTAGATCCATTATAAGTATTACCACTCGTATCGAGTACTTTAAATGTGCCACTCTCTATTGATTTTCCTATGTATGCCATTTATTCTCCTTAACCGTTTGCCGCATCCCATGCGTCTTGTAATTCTTTTAGTTTTGCATTTACTGCTGACTCTGTTGGTAATTCTGTTACGGTATTATCTACCATGTTTCCATTAACACCAACTTTATCTGTAAGACGTAAATTAGCATAAATTTTATTTTTGCTATCCGTCCAAGTAAACCATTGTCCAGTATTCATTTTTACTAAAGCATCTTCTATATGGTCTGGTCTTTTCATTTTATGTGTCTCCTAAACGAATGAACGTCCAATATGTTTGATTATGATTTGAACTACCAACTACACTTGTACTATCATCAACATTTGATAAATTAAATCTACATTTAACATTAGTTGTATTTGTAACATCTAATATATACATACCTAAAGAGCTTTGAACACCAACAGCAGAATGGTCTGCTATATTTGTGTCCGCATAACAAACATCATTGTAACTTGAATTATCTGTGGTTACTTGCATAATATGTTGTCCTGCTCTATTAGCACTATCTTCTGAAAAGTATGCACCAAAAATAACTTGCCATATGCCTGTAGATGGAAATGTCCATATACCCGATGAAACCGTCATAGCAGAACCAATTTTACCTTGTCCATAAGTATCTGCACTTTCTAAATTACTAGATACAGGAGAGGCATCTCCTGTAAATGTAGTAGTTAATCTCCACATATCTGCTGATGTAACTCCATTTTTAAAACCACTAGTTAACGCTGTTCCTCCATTAGCCACAGGAGTTGCACCTGTTAACATATTTGCTACATCTATTTTACTTAGTGCCATGTTTTACTCCGTTGGTTGTGTCCATATTAAATGTTTATAAGTTATGTTTGGAAATGTTCCTTGTTTCTCTAATAACGTGTCGTACTCAGCTTCAGTTGTATTGTTTTGAGGCAAGTCACGAAGACTTTGCCTCCAAGTCTTAATGTAACTTGGCATGGTAACATCAGAAGCAGACATCCAATCTGTTTCTTTTAGTTTTCTTAATCTTAGTTTTTTTATAAGTGCAAGTTTTCTGTTTTTACGATTTGCATTATAAGCTGTTGCATCAGAATCCCATTGTGTTTTTTCAGCATCAGTCATTGGTCTAGTTACGCCATTTTCGTGTATTGTATAATTACTCATTATAAATTTACTCCATATACTGTGCCAACAAAATTTTGAAAGGAGGATGAATCAACGTAAAACTTAATTCCTGTAAACGCAGTGTTGTTAAAAAGATTTAAACCAGAGTTAAATCCAACCCACTCATTATCACTGTCATTTCTAAAACCACCATTAAGAGTTGCTTGAACATATGAAGTGCTTGTTGTATTTGGATTATTAATAAATCCTTGAAAATTAGCCATATGAGACCCAGAGGAGCTACTGTCCATTGTATCCAATATTACCCAATGGTCTCCACTATCTGCATTTGCCCTATCTTCATTTCCTCCAGAAGAAAAACCTTGTAAAGCAGTTTGATAATGAGAATCTGTATAATCACCAGAAGCAGAAATTAATCTTGCTCTTATTTGGTCTCCATCTGTTCTACTACTAACTCTTGGAACATGAATAAAATAACTTCTAAAACTAGAAGTAAACACATCTGCAAAAGAAACTGTCGTTGTTTGTGTATCTACTACAGTGCTAGTTGCTAATGGTACAAAATTTGGAATGTGTGTATAATCAATTCTTTTTAAAGTTCCTCCATCAGATATTAATAATTCATCTGTTGACGAAGGAGTAGCCGCTAATGCTGTAGTGCCAGTTATAGCAGTAGCATCCAAATGCTCTTCGGAGATTGCATCATCTGCTATGCCACCTGTTGGTATTTGTGTTTTACTCATGTGTTACCCCTCTAATGCTTCTATTCTTGTAATTAATTGTTGTATGATTGAAATGTACATTGCATCTTTTTTACCAAGTTTTGCTGTAAATGCTACATGGTCTCCATCTGAATTAGCAGGTATTAAATTATAATCTGCTGTATCATCGCTATTTACTGCAACAGTATCTGTCCAATAATCATCAACAGAATTTAACTCTTGTGCTACAAATCCTCTTGTTGGTATTTGATTATCACTACCATCAAATTTTGCATTGTGAAATTGTGGATTTTTCCAAGTAAATGTTCTTGGTTTAAAACTTTTAAATTTAGATATATCATAGCTATAGTCTTGAATATTATCTTTTAATCTAGAGTCTGAATTAGAACCAATACTAGTATCTGTTGCAGTAAGTGTTCCATCATGAGCAATTCTAAAATGCTCTGCTGTTCCACTATTTCTTGTTCTAAATAAAAAATCTTGTTTTCTATCTTGATCAGTAGCATTTGGTGCAACGCAAGCAATAATAGAACCATCCTCAGTTGTGCCACTGTCATTAGTTCTAGTTGCAACATCAAATCCAATAAAAGGCCCTCTGCTAGTTGCTCTGTTTGCTGTGTTTTTTAATCTTATTAATCCTAATCCACCATCTAAATTAGCGTTAGTAGCTGTTTCAAATCTAGCGGCTGTGCCAGACGTAGTTGCTTCAACAACATGAAAAGTGTTTGCCGCCGCATCTGTATTTATTCCAACTTCGTTATTACCACCATCAACAAACAACATATGAGTATTACCATTTGATTCTACTCTAAAATCAACATCATCAGAATCTTCGTTAATAACAACCGCTGTATCTGTAATTGTAAGTTGGTCATCATTAGAAGATGATTGGTCATCTATGCCTGCAAATGAAGCCGCAGGTATTAATGCTTTTTTAAGAGCACCATCTGTTGCATCATTTATTAATACATGGTCATTGGAATTATCTAAGGTAACTAAAGTTTGCCCACTAATTACATTACTTGCTAAACTCCCCGGTTGTACTCCACCTGTTGGAACATCAATAGTTCCTACACTCTTTGCTTGATGAACAACATAAATATTGTTTGTGCCGCTAGGAGGAGCGCCAGTAAATGTTAATGTTGTCCCAGAAACAGTGTATGCACTATTTGGGTCTTGTCTTACGTTTCCAACAAATACTTCAATATCTAATGCGCTAGCTGGTGCTGTGGATAATGTAAATGCTACCGCACTTCCATCTCCATCAAATCGATCTCCAGTTAGTGATTGAAAAGTATTTGTAGTATCTATTGGTGTTCCGACGTATGCCATTTATTTATCCTTATGTACTTATTGAATCTACACTTGTTACCCAAGCATCTAAACCATTGGCTGTATCACATACTGCCATTAGCCTATCGCCACTCATCATTACAACTTTAGAGCCCGCGTCAATCAGTTCTAGAGCACCGCCCACAGGAATGGGGGCACCTTTTACTAAGTAAATGTTTGAGCCGTTGTGTTGTAAAAAGACATCTGCTGTAACTTGGGAAGTGAGGATGTTAGCCAATCGTATTCCTACAATTGCATCATCACTATCCGCAAATCTAAGTTGCACGTCGGTAGTTGATACGGGAAAGCCTTTGCCTTCAAAATCTTGAGCCATATTCCCCTACCTTATGCTACATCATCTATTAAAGCTGCTACGATACAGTTAGCTGTCGCGTCACCTGTACTACCTATATCAGCACTAATAGCATGTAGATTCGCTACTGTAGTGTTTGGTAATCTACCGTACCAGGACTCGCCTGCTCCAATAAATACACCATCAACTAAGTCATGAGCTGCTGTTCCACCATCGAAACATACAATAATACCGTCTGCTGAACTTAGATTTTTTATAAATATAAAATTAATTTTATCGTTTGCGTGGACGGCTGTTGGTGCTGTGTCATCATCTACTGCTGTATAATCTGTAAAATAACCCGCTATCAAGTCAGTGCTTGTAGCTGTACAAGCTGTTAACTTGTAATACCATTTGTCGTTCGCATCGCTTGGTGCTAATGTCATTGAACCACTTATAGTTTTAGCTATTTCATCAGGCAATACTGTAGCTGTAATAGTTACACTTGCTGAATCTGCCATATTTTATTCCTCCTAAATTAAAGGGCAATTGCCATTGCAGTGGCAAAGCCTTTTGTTGCACTTGTTCCTGGGTCAATCCCATTAACAGTTGTTACGTCTAGGTTAGCTAATGCATTGTAAACTTCATCTGAACCATCAACAAATATTGCTGTGTCTCTTCCCGAAGGTAATGTATAAGTAACCGCGTTTGTACCTGATTGAAAAGTCAAACTAGAATCTGTATCATTTTGTACAAAGTAATGAGCTTCTATATCTGGTAAAGTAATTGTTTTAGTTGCGCCTGGTGTACCTGTAAATACTAAAATTTTATTACGACCATTTTCATCTACATAAGATGTTGGTTGTGTAGTAAAAGTTAAAGAAACATTTCCTGATACAGCTATAGTAGCGTAACCACTAATTGCATCTTCTATTCTATTTAAGTTGTCGTTAGTTTGTGCACCCCAGGTTCCATCGTTTTCCCCTGTGGTCATTAATCTTAGACCTAAATTACTCCATGTTGATGCCATAGTTTATTCCTTATGCAATTCTAATAATTGCGTTTGATGCGTCTGCAGTTGGGAATGCAATAGTAAATGTGCCCCCTGTTACTGTGTAGTCTCCACCAAAATCAATCACCATTACTGCTGAATTTGAATCGTTTGTATTATAAATTAATGCACCACGAGTTGTAAATGTTGCAGAAGTCCATGAAGTATCTGCAAAATCTGTAATCGCTGTTGTGCCTGAAACACTTGGGTCTACATTTGTTAATGTATTCCCGCCTGAACTATAGTTTCCTGTTGCAGCTAGTTCGTCGGATGCTCCAGTCATGTCAGAGTAGTTTGTAGTAGCCGCTCCGTGTGTTCCTGTTATGCTTGCGTTAGCTTTAAATAAGGCTATTTTGAAAGCATCAGCTCCATTGTTGAAGTCATGGTCGCCTTCCAATAGTTCTTTTTTAAAAGTGCTGCAAAGTGCTGATGTTAATGCCATATCTTATCCTTTTATTTCACCTTTTATGAACTCGTCAGTTCGTTTTCTTAGTTGTTCTTGGGCTAGAAATGTTTGTAAAGAACGGTCATATAGACCTTGATATCTTTGCAATTTCTCGCCTGTGTCTTTCATAAATATACTAGCTTCTACAAGACTAGCATATAATATGACATCAGGAGCAAAATCTCCAACGTAAGTATTTGCGTTGGTAGAACTTAATCCTGCTGGTTTAATAGTATAACCTATTTCTAGCGTAGTGTCAACACTAGGAACAGGGCCAATTAAATAATTTACTTGTCTATTATCTGATGCATAGGCTGTGCCCGTACTGGTATATCCAAAAAATTTAGGAGTACCTGTAGTTGCACTATTTTGTGTATATTCTCTAATAAATGTATCGTCTTTTTCTTCTAAAAATTCACCTGTTTGAAGTTTCATATATCTGGTAACATAAACATCTTGAGGTACAGGAACAGTATTATCATTAGCTGATACAGTAATAGTAGTAGTTTTTCGATGATAATTAAGGTCTGATTCTCTTTGAATCCTATCTTCAGCTAATTCTATACATAGGTCAATCGGCGCTTTACCTGAGCCAGTAGCTGTAGTAAATTCAGATGCGTCATTTTCAGACCAATCCTGAATAGCTTGTTTTAGTTGTACGTAAGTTAATCCCATATTAAGCGTTCCATGTTCCTAAGCCGTATGGGTTATTACCCCATCCAGGCTGTTGTACTATTATTGTACCACGTCCAGCAGTCATTTGCAACCCACTTACCGCAACAACTAGTTGAGGGTCAACTGTACCTTGAGCTGATGTAGCTGCAATACCTACCGCGTTTTCTGTAGCACTAAAGCTTAATGAACCTTGTGCTGAAGTACCTGCTTGACCTGCTGCATTTTCAGTCAGATTAAATTGAGGCCCCCCTTGACCAGAAGTAGCCGCTATCCCTGTAGGATTAGTTACAGCCGTTGCTGCTACAGTGCCTTGAGATAAAGTGCTAGATATACCTGACGGATTAGTTTGAGCTGTGTAAGCTGGAGTGCCTTGGGATGCTGTTGCTTCAAAACCTGGAGATTCTTCTGCAATGTTTAATGATACTTCACCAACAAATGTGCCCATCTTAGCAGCAAAATTTTTAAATAAAGGCCCTGCTCTAAAAGTTGTAGTCTGATTCTTGTTATCGTTATCAGGTCTTGGTTTAAATAAAAGGTCTGCTCTAGTCTTCTTTAAATATTTCTGTGGTTCTAATTGTGGATGTTTGGATTCAAAGTCGCCTTTATAAACACGACTACCTGTCCACTCTGTTCTTGCATTTTTATATCTAACTTTGAAACCTGAACGGTCATCAATGAAGTATGCTTTTTTACCAGCAGAATATCTAGCCATTAGTAAACCTGTGGTTGAACGTGAAAACTAACTCTTTCTCTATCTTCTTCTCTGGCTTTTTCCCAATCTTGATCATATAATGGTTTTAACACTGCAAGTCTATCTGGTGCTTTTTTAACAGCTAATTCTACAGCTAAACCACTTATTAACGCTGGTAAATATCTTCTAGGTATATCTGGATTTTGTGTATATGTTGCAGATACATCTTGTGGATATTTAATACTCCAAGTTAAAAATTGATAATATGTTTGGTCTGGTACAGGCCATAAATAAACTTTATGTGTTCCTGAACCTGAAGATGTAAATTGAGAATTTCTTTCAACTGCATATTGTACTGGTTTACCTGTATTTAATTTACTAGGTATAGCAAGATATTCATCCATGCTAATTCTTTCTAAAATAATATCTGAAGTATCAGAAGCATTAGAATTATCTCTAATTGCTGCATCAATTACATCTAAACGTATAGTTGAATCCATTGTAATATAACCTTGGTCTTTAGTCATATTAAATGTTTCTAAATCTAATGTAAATAAATTTACACCATCATTAACCCATTTAGTTAATAATAAGTTTAATGAGCGTCTAGCAGTTTTTAAATCATAACCGCTTTTGGTTTCTATACCACAACGCTCATAAGCTTCCTGTATTATTTCACCAGTGTCAAGATTAAAAGTATAAGTACCAGAGGTAGCCATACTAGTCTCCTATCCCATTATAACAGTTTTAATAACCCAAAGAAATTGAGCGAGAACCATGAACCCTACAGTCCATAATACTTTATTAATACCGTCTATTGATTTTTGTAGATGCCAAATGTGATTAGTTTTTACTGTGTCAACTTCTTGACGCAATAATTTTATTTCACCTCTTAGTTCTACAATATCAAGTTTGTTTTTTATATCAACGTTTGCTTCTTCCATGCTAAGCCTGGAATGTAGTTATACTTTCGCATTTTCCTACAGTAAACTTAACAAAGCAACCATTTTTAAATCTTAATCCTTCATCAGGAATTGTCATGTCTCTGATAGCAGTAGCTGAAGCTACAGTGCCAACTTTTAATGAAATGCTTGCTGAACCGATAGCCGAAGCATCTGAAGTATCAACAAACTCAACTGTACCTGCCGCTGCATCATTAACCATATTTGCTCCCTTTAATCTTGTAGGGCCTGCAAATACAACATCTGCTGCATCAGCCGCAGTTCCTGCTTCTACGTTTCCTGCTGGGTCTCCAACAGCTGTTATAGAAGTGATTGTTTTAAAATATTTACTTCCTGTAGCAGTGCCTGTATCTGCTCCAGTAATTGTTTCTGTCATTGCTGCACTAGTTACATCAGTACCAACAACAGTAAATGATATACCTGAATCATCGCCAGCCGACACAATTACAGTCAATCTTCCAGAACTATTAGTTACGGAACCACCAGAAGCTAAAGCGCCTCCAAGGGTTAATGCCGCATTATCACCAACAGCTGCTGAAGCTGAATAACCATTAGGGTCTGCTGCAACAGTATCTGATATAAATGTAGACTTTACGTCTGAATATCCTGCCATAGTTTTATCCTTTATAAAAAGTGAGGCTTTTACACCTCACTTCAGTTAATTAGTTACGCAGTATAACCGAAAAATTCAATAAGTAATTTTCCAGCTGTATAATCAGCGTCTGTTGCCGCACCAGTTACCATATAAATATATTTATCTGCCGCTGGTGGTGTTGGAATACTGATTACGCTGTTTAAAGCTAAATCACCACTGTCACACATTTGCACTTGGTTAGTTAAACCAGTTATTGCT